GCAGCTATCTCAATCCAGAACATCGGCTTGCTCTGGTAGAACTTATACCAAAATGTGCCCTCTTTTTCTTTGGCAATGCTTAATGCAGTATACCCTACATAGGAAAGCCATACTAACAACATTGGCCAGAGGTTCAATGCCACCCAAAGTTGCGATCCGGCAATACAGATGATTGCTCCAGCAGAATGTATCTTGCTCTCATAATCATCTTTGAAATTGGGAGCTGAACCAACAAAGAACATGCCAGCACAGGACAGAAATGCAATCCATTCCGTGTTTGGTTTACTTACCTCCAATATTGCAGGCATCAATAAACCGGCAGTCAGCCACATCGTTGCCATAAACCACAATTTATGCTCCAGATAGTAATAGGTAGCACTTATGGAATAAGGTACACCCTTAGTCTTTACACACACGGCAGCCGTGTAGGCCGCAATAACAAGCATTGAAATAATCGTCAAAATAGTTATCATACCAATCTTACATTTATGTTAATCAATTCTTTCAAATGGGCATATACCGGATTAATCGTACCATAAAAGCAGTAATATTTCTTCCTTACACCGTCTTCCATTTCCGTGTAATACTTTTCCTGTTCAAGCGTCATGCCTGGCGCATAGAGTTTGGGATCGCATTCAGTGCCTTTGTGATTTTCGTCCATGCGCTCATAAAGAGCAGCCGTATCTACCGAAGGAGGATATATTTCGAGAACCGGATTTATCGGTTGCCGGACTTTCCATAACCAGTCATCGTTAATTACCCGGTTGCCGGTATCCAACTTCCCGTTAATAAATTCTTTCCATTCCGCATGTGCGTATTTGGCACTAATCGCTTCATCATCCGTCAGTGACATTGCAGACACAGATTTACGGGTGATACGGGATAACTGCTTCTCTGAATCGTGCGTTTCCGTGTAGTTTACGGCTTCCTGTAATTCGGCTGTTGTTCTATGGATTACATCGGGGTAGCCCGTCACCTCAATCGCTTCTACATCTTCCACTGTCTCGGCAGCTTCAATATCAGAGAGTAACTTTTCTGATAGACCTATACAGATATCATTGTAGTCTGCCATCTCGTTGAGAGCTTCCAATAACAGAGATGATTTATACGATTTCCCGTTTACTTCAACCGTATCTTTTCGAGCACACTGGTCTTTTAGAGACAAACGATCGTATGTATATACATCGTTGTTCTCTATGTAATAGTGCCGGTAGTCGGTGTTGTAGACTTCCTGACGCTTCAAGTCTTTTGCAGTTTGAAGTTTTTCTTCCGGTGTCGGTTCGGGAATGGGTGTCAATTGCATATTGAACACTTCTTCTACGGATGCACCTTCGTTTGCCTCTTTAAAGGCAATCTGTTCCTCTGTCAGCAAAACGTACTTTCCTGCAACATAATCTTCCCATGTTGTGCCGATATCGTTGTTTGCTGTATCGAGCTTTTCCGGCATTGTGACATATATGTTTGCTGCGTCTTTTTGTATGTATATATATTTACTCATATCACTTATATTTGTTTTTATTCTTCGTAAGCCCAGTATCGGATCAGGACAGTGCCATCACCGCCGTTACCTTTTGATCCACCACCACCACCATAACCACCGCCACCATTTACTCCGCTTCCTTTACCTTCTGTATAGTCAGATACTCCTGCTTTTCCATATGTTTCAACACCGCCACCTCCACCACCAGCAGCATTCCGTTTACCTGAATATTCCCCAAAATCTCGAGTCGTATGACCTTGTCCTCTACCTCCTTCATGAGCACTGCCTCTTGATCCATTACCACCATCCGAACCGCCATTACCTCCTATAGAACCGCCTCCACCGCTACCTGAACCTCCATCTGAATGCCATGGATTATTTTCGGATCCATACATACTCCCTCCATAAGCTCTATAATTCGAGTTTAGAAATTGTGAGTATCCACCATCATTAGGTGGAGTACTATTAGAACTTCTACTACTTCCTTTGCCAACTATTATTGAAATTGACTGACCCGGTATAACAGGGATAGCATCACCATCTCTCCATCCGGATGTATCTTTTTTAAAGGTTTTTGTATATCCTCCAGCTCCTCCTGTATCTGTATATCCTCCATTGCCTCCGCACCCACCACCGACAAGAAACACATCGACCTCCGTACATCCAGGTGGAACCGTCCATGTGTAATTTCCTGCCGGATAAAACCGCTTCTGAAAGAATACTAACTTCTTACTTCCTATCGTCCTTCTTCTCAACATATCAATCCTTCTCTTTAACGGTTATTGAATACATGACACCACTCGTAGCGATCTTCAAAATAGACATCTCGAAAGGCACGCCGGAAGTAGTGGTAATAGAACTACCGGACATTGATCTAAAACTGCCAGTAGTAGGGATAGGCTGCGTAAAAGAAGCGGTAGGATTACAATCAAGATATATCTCTTCGCCTACATTCAGTGCCCTTGCAGACTCATTTATCGATAGGTTTGAAGCGGAGGATAGGGTAGCCTTAACCAACCTCTTGTTTGTTGGTATATTCGCAAGAGTTGTGACAGCATTACTCCCTGTGCTGAAGTTTACTATATCATCCACCTTCTTCTTGTCCTCCGCCGACATATACCCCGCTGTGGTGGGGGTAGCGATAGGGGGAGTGCGGTATTGACCGTTGCTGGAGAGGTATTTTGTACCATCACCTCTATTGGTTAATTGCAAAAGATTTGTAACCTGTGTATATGTTTTATCTGCAGAAATTTCGATAGCCAATATGGGTATAGTTGCTCCAGTATTTTCATACATAATAGCACTTATTGTTATAAAATACTTTTCTTTAGGTTCCGTTGTTTTCGTAATAATTATAGGAATATACGAATCATCCATATATGCTAAAGACACTCTATTCTCCCACGCATTAACTATTTTTTGATAATTTTCATCTGATAATGTACCACTTTCATTTGGAAATAAAGTTGTCAAGTCAAGGTACTGATTGCTCGCCACTATCTCCGACCACGCCCCATTGTTACGCCCGTAGGTTTTTCCGTCCTTTGGAGCTTCCTGCACATAGTTCGACAAGTCGACCTGCGTACTGCCAATATGCTCCGGCTTCCCGTCTATGAAGATATACTCGTCGTAGATATCGTTTCCCGACCCGGATTTGGGGACAAGATAGATAACATTACTTTCCCCCATTTCCGGGAGAGATTCAACCTTCTGAAGCGTTACACTATTAATGGCTGATATCAAAGACTGGACTTCTTCCTTTGTGTATGTTTCAGACTTTAGATAGTAATTTGTTAAATCGTTTACCGCTTTTGTGATAAAACCACTATTGTTGGTCAGATCACTTGTTTTAGTTGGTATGGCCGGTTCGACATATTCCATGAACGTACCGGATGAACTGTTGTCTGAATCCGGAACAAACAAATACTTCTTTCCTGAAACAAGCCCAGCAGTGTCAACAAGCACATTACCCCTCCCTGCCCCGGCGGGTCCCGTCTGACCACGGGGAATGAAGAAATTCAAAATGTACTTCGGGTTGCCTTCGGGCGTCTCTCCATTCTCTACAACTTCAACTCTGGCTTCTTCTGAAGGATTAAGAGTTGTCGTTGTCCCCTGTTCAAAGACTGCCGGCTGACCGTCTTTGCCTTTAGGGGTAGTCAGGTTAAGAATGTATTTGGGATTGCCATCTTCGTCTACTCCGTTCTTGGTAAAGCTGCCGGAAGGGGTTTCACCAGAGGTGGCGTTGACGGATTCTAAGATGGGAGTTTTACCACTATCCCCGACATCGCCTTTAGGAATAGACAAGGATATTGTATATATCGGCGATCCGTCAGTATCATTCTGTTTAAAAGTAATTTGTGCTATAGCCTTTTCTCCCGGATCAAGAGTTGTTACTGGTCCTGCCTCAAACTTAGGCGTTTTTCCATCTATACCGTCAGAACCATCTACACCAGGATTTCCAATCTCACCTTTAGGTAAAACCAAATTGATCTTATATACGGGATTTCCCGACAGATCTTCACCATCAGAAGATAATGAGGCAGAAGCATCATCTCCATTTTTAACTGTCCCTATTTTAAACTGAGGTGTTTTTCCATCATTACCAGTAGATCCTCGAGGAATAGTTAAACTTATGATGTATCGTGGTAATCCTTCTGGTG